CCGACTGAACTCTAGTACTAACCGGACCTCGGTTCGTTTTGGTCTAGAGTCGCTTCGGCTAATCAGTTCGGGCCTTGAAAACCCGATATGCGTTGATAAGCCAACGTGAATGGTACGTCTAATAAACGTACTCTTAACCTCCGAAAGGTAGTTATGGTCAATCCGACAACTGGTCCCTTTACGACTTCCTCGTCCGATACTCTCTCTAGCAATTTTCAGAGAAAGTATAAGCAGGCAAAACCAATTGACCGCCCGTTGCTGTACTACTCCGAAAGGATGAAGACAGCTTCGTATAGTGGTTCTCTTGGAAACCTGCCGTCCACCACTTCGGTTCGAAGTACCTACTTCGGTCCGTCGTATGTGTTCGTCGCTGCCCAACTGGCAGCGTATGAGAAGTTGAAAAGTCAGATCAGTAGCCAAGCTCAGCTTGGTGTCGGGCTTGCAGAGCTAGCACAGTCCACCTCGATGATCTCGGCTCGTGTTCTTCAGTTATTGAAGTTCACGAATCAAGTCAGGAAGTTTCAATTCTCGTCAGCCGCGCAAACTCTCCATATGAGCTTCCTCCCTCAAGGAGTTAGTCGTAGAAAGAGCTTGGGCAATAACTGGCTTGAGTATAGCTTCGGGTGGCGTCCCTTAATACAGGACGTTTATTCGGCTGTGGATGTCCTTCAAAACCCGATTCGTTCGGTTTTTCCGAAAGGTCGGGGCGTCTCCAAGTATGAACACTTAGAGACTACGGGTTCTAAGGCTACCTGGCAAACAACCGGGTATTCTGAGATCCGTGGAAAGCAGGACATTCTCTGCGAGACGGGGGCGAAGGTTGAGATTTCTAATCCCAACCTTTTCCTAGCGAACAACCTGGGTTTGGTAAACCCTGGTGTGGTCCTATGGGAGCTGATTCCTTTCAGTTTCGTTGTGGACTGGTTCACCACAGTTGGTGCGTTCCTTTCGAGTGGGACGGACTTTCTGGGACTAAGCGTTACCGGCGCTTGGAACACTACGTACACGAAGCTCGTTCGCTATGATGAAACGCGGAACCCTTTTTGGGCTCAGCCGATCAACATGCGTTGGAGCCTCGCTGGCCGTGTGAACCGCCAATTGGGACTTGCTTCTGTCCCGATTACGGTACGCCCCTTCAATGTCCCGAATTGGAGGCGAGCCGCTAACGCGGTTTCGCTTCTTCTTCAGAGATTTTGAAGGTTGATCCCCAATGCCCGCTTAGGGCTACGAAGGAAAAGCATGCCTGCAATGGCAAACATCACCGTCAAAAAAGCTGACGGTACCACCGACATCGTTTATGACGCTCTGTCGGCTTCAGGGGGCGACGGTTCCCCCGCTGTGTGGCGCCAGGATACTGGCGCAGTTGCCGCACTGCCCGTCGGGCTTCGCGCGGCCTTCAAGCTGTTGACGACGTGGAATGGTCCAAAGACTGCCCGGCAGGCGAAGTTTAACTTCGTCCGTCCGTATGCAGTTCAGGACTCCACCACGACGCTCTACAGCGCGAAGGATCGCGTGGTGATCGACGGCATCATGACCGTGCCGCAAGCGATTCCTGCAAGCGATATCAATGAGGCGATCTACCAGGCTTGCAACCTGCTAGCCGCCACGTTGATCAAGCAAGCAGCTTCCGCCGGCTACGCTCCAACTTAAAGGGGCACCTCCTATGAGTGAAGTTCACCCGTCTCACATCCTTTTCCGGAACCTGATGGAAACCATTTTCGAAGCTTTATGCTACGTCGATGGCGACCTTTGGGTTTTTGATTCCGATGTGGGGTGGCTTTGTCTCGCAAGAGATGTTCCCCCCTCAGATTAAACTGTGGGGGAAGTTGGAGTGTCATGATGCAATGTTCGTTGCCCGATGATGTGGTGCGGACGGTCTCTCACCTTTTAGAGGACCTCGATACCCCGCTTTCTCTTTCCGCAGAAATCCTTCTGCGGTATGGTGAGTGGGATGGGCTTGCGAAGTTAATCGCAGACCCGCGATCGTACCTTTGTAGTTCTCGTTTCGCCGCAGACGCTGCTGCGGTCAGCATCCTTAAGAAGCTCGTTGAGCTTCCGACTGGTATTGACCGTCGCGCTGCCGCCATTGAGAAATGGTGGCAGGGTGAACGAGAGTGCTACAAAACCAATGAAAGACTACACCGTTATCTGCCGGTAAATCGTCTCTTCGACGATCGGCAGGGTGCGGTTTCGGAATTCCTTTCCGATGTCCGAAAAATTATTCTTTCATGGATAGGTTATGGGCCCAACCTCTTACAAGAGGGAAGGTTCGGACCAGGAGCGACGTTTATCGACCGCGGCGGGAAAACCACTGTGCCCGACAAAATGTCTTCCGACCCCGTCTTGACCCGTGATGCCATCTGGTATTTACCGCAGTGGTTAAATACTCAATGGGGTGCGTCTTTTGCACATCGTCACGGAGAGTTTTCCTTTGTTCCCGGGAATCGTTTCACAACGGTTCCAAAAACTGCACTGACCGACAGGTCGATAGCTGTAGAGCCGTCGATCAATGTCTTCTATCAGTTGGCTCTCGGCCGTGAACTTCGTTCACGGCTGAAAAGGAAGGGGTTAGCTCCCTCTTCCGAGCCATTTGCGGCTTGGGACTTGGATCGTGCGCAAGATATCCATAGGCGGGTCGCCTGTGAATCCTCTGCCACGCGAGAGTTTGCTACTCTCGACCTCTCAAATGCAAGCGACACCGTAGCAAGGACTCTGGTCGAGATCCTTCTACCCCATGGCTGGTTTTCAGCTCTCGATGATCTCAGATCAAAGAAAACGCTGATTGACGGCAAATGGGTCGTGCTAGAGAAATTCTCTAGCATGGGTAACGGCTTCACGTTCGAACTTGAAACGATCATCTTCGCCGCTGTAGCCTGTATCGCCTCCAGGAAATCTGGGTGCGGTCTGGGTTTACTGGGCGTTGACGTTTTCGTGTTCGGCGACGACATTATCGTAAAAAACGATGCTGCTCGTCCTCTGAAGTCGGTTCTTGAGTTCCTGGGGTTTACGTTGAATAAGGGTAAATCCTATTTTGACGATGAACCGTTCCGTGAGAGCTGCGGGGGCGATTTTTTTGCCGGCTTGCCGGTACGTCCCTACTTTCTCAAGGAGCTCCCAAATGGACCTCAAGACTATTTCGCTTTTGCTAATGGGTTGCGCGCTCTTGCCTCTCGGCTTTCCCTTGCGGGTAAGCCGTTGGCTAGGCGCGCTTGGTTTTCTGTCCTTGATCGTATCCCTACAAGGGTTCGATCTTGCCGCGGTCCAAAAGACCTTGGCGACGTTGTCATACACGACGACGAAGAACGTTGGACCACCCGTTGGCGAAACGGAATAAGGTACCTTCAGGCTCTAAAGCCTTCTCGGATTCGAGTAATCAAATTCGAGAACTTTACTCCTGAAGTAGTCCTAGCTTGCGCCACTTATGGGACTGGTAATCGTCGCGGGGGTGTTATTCCCCGGGATGGTGTCCTTTCTTATAAGGTTGGTTGGGTGCCCTGGTCGTAAGACCAGGGTATGAAAGGTAACGAC